AAATTCAAGAATTTTTCCAATCATGTCCTAGACTAGAGCACAAATTTACTGTAATCAATCCAAATACTGGAGAACCATCTGAATTTGTACTTACTGGATTATCCAATTTTTTCGGATAGCCCTCTTTCATAATACGCTAGAGGGATATTATAAAACTAATTTTTCTTTGATGCAGCATCATAAATATAATTTGAGTGAAATTGAAAACATGATACCATGGGAGCGTCAAGTTTACGTTAGTCTCTTGATGCAACACTTAGAACAAATCAAGCAAGCTCGCGAAGCAGCTAAACAATAATGGCACACGGATACCTATCATATCAAGACAACAGAGGTAATGTAGATTATCTTGGGAAAATTGTTGATGCCGTCACAAATTATTTAGATAATCGTGATAAGAAAGAAAAAACAGCGGATATGGTTGCCGCTAAAGTAAATATTTTAGATGAGCAAAAAACTTTATCTGGTGGTAAAACTAATTTATTGAGTGGTGGTGGAAATGCCAACGTATCAGAAATTCCACTACAAAAAATGCTTGGTGGGAGTTCATTACAAAGATCACTCACTGGTGCATCTGCTGTAAACCCTGATGTGGTTGGTGGTGCTGCTACACCTGGAGTTTCGCGAAGAAGGGGTATAACAGGAGAAGGTTATTTTGGCGACTCTATTGTAGATATTGGCGCTACGAATCTTGGTGTTGAAAGAGATCTTGGTGGTGATATGTTCACCAAACGCCTTGACACTTTCAGTGATAGTGGTGGTGGATCTGAAGAAGTAGTTCAGGCAATTGACAGACTGACGTTTGTCACGATGAGTTTAGTTTCTGCTACTAAAGAGCAAACTAATCAACAAAAAATGATTGCTGGGGCACAGCAACAACAAACAGAAAAGTTAGCAAGAAAATCAAAAGCAGCTGCGGAAGAAAGTGCCCTTGAGATGGGTCAGGACCTTTCTGGTAATTCTGCTTATCAAGGTCTTTTACGTGCTGCTACCGGTGCTATGTCTGGGGCAGGAGGATCGTCAAGAGGCGGTGGTCCTGGATTTGGTCTTGGCGGCAAAGTACTGGCAAAAAATATGCTCAAGGGTGCTACCAGAAGAGGTGCTGGTAGAACTGGTGGTAGGTTAGGTGCTGCTCTTGGTGGCAAACTAATGGGTGGTTTTGGTGCCAGAATGGGTGCTAAACTAGGAGCTAAAGGAGTTGGTAAAATAGCAGGTGGAGCACTTGCGAAGAGTTTAGGTAAAAAAATTCCATTAGTAGGATTAGGACTAGGTGCTGTCTTTGCTGCTCAAAGAGCAATGCAGGGCGATTTCGTTGGTGCTGGTCTTGAATTAGCATCTGGAGCAGCATCTACTGTTCCTGGTATTGGAACTGCTGGGTCTGTTGGTATTGATGCTGCTTTGGCTGCTAGAGATATGGGAGCAGTTCCATTTGCTGATGGTGGTATTATTTCTGATGCTACTCTTGGACTAGTTGGTGAAAAGGGTAAGGAAGGTGTTTTCCCACTTGAGGGTGCTGAAGGCAGGAAAACATTCCTTATGTTTGGTGAAGGTATTCTAGAAGCACAGAGAAGAAATAAAAGTGAAAATGCTAAAAGACTTGCTGAAGGTCTAACTCAATATTACGACAAGCAAAATGGATGGGAAAAATTCATGGAGGCATTGGGTGAATTTATCAAATCTTCACCACTAGGAAAATTCTTCAGATGGGGTGGAAAAAATGATCCGAACTCACCAGGAGGTGGCGGCAATGGCGGCGGTGGCGGCGGTGGAAATGTAGATGCTGCTACTATTAAAGCAGATACTGCAGAAAAGAAAGCATTTATTGCAACAGTTAGGGAAGCAGAAGGTACAGCTGGGGAACAGGGTTATAACACAGTATATGGTGGTGCTGTTGTGCCAGAATTGACTAAAATGACTTTAGGTGAATTATATGAAGCTTCTAAACTTGGTGGTACTGATAGGCTTCCGGAAAGATTGGGTGGTGGTGTTATTCCCTACAAAAAGGACAGATACAACTCATCAGCTTCTGGTGCAGTTCAATTAATGCCAGAAACTTTGAAGGAAGTGCTGAAGAGTCCTAATTTTAATGAAGATACTATATTTTCTCCAAAAACCCAAAATGAAATAATTTTACATCTAGCTGCTTTATCTGGCGTTGATATTGAAAATATGGATGAGAACCAAATGACAAAAGCTGGCGGTCGTTGGGCTGGATTGACGCCACAGCACGGTCAAACATCAAGAACCGCTTCTGATAGTATGGCACTATACAGAAAAAACCTTGCTGAGGCGCGTAAAACAAATCCAACTCCAGACCCTCCAGATGGTGGTCCATTAACTCTAGATCCTAGTGATATTCCTGGAGCAAATGCAACACCAGAACAAATTGCTGCATATGATAGAAAACTTGCTGAAATTGCAAAACGACAAGCAGCAGCATTGAAAGCGAAAGAAGAAACTGCCGCTACAACAGGTGGTGACTGGGCAAAATCATTGAATCTGGGTGATCAACCGTTTATTGATTTTGGTTCTGACAACCAGTTTCGTGCTATTAAGAAAGATGGTGGTGGATATAAAATCCTGAAAAAAGGTGCGTTGGGTTTTCTCACGCCCATTGATACTAAAGGTAAAAATCTCGGGTTAAAAGAGCAATTAATAGAGGCTGCGAAACCAACCGAAGTAAGTTCCTTAAATCCAGCAAATACTGATACAAACGCACTTGCTTCTGCATCTACTGCTGATCCTAATGCTCTTGGTATTAGATCACAAGAATTAGCAATGGCATCTACAGGAAATACAACTGTTATCAATAATAATTATGTGACATCTGGTGATGGTGCCAGTGGAGGAAATGCTCCAGCAAATATTCCAGCTGGAATTGGGTCTACTGATACCGGAACAAACCTCTATGCCTTATCTGCAGTTCTCATATCATGACAAAATTTAAATCTAATACAGACTTTGCGTTAACAGGAGTAAAGATATACCCAAATAATGGTGGCAAACCTATTCTGATAACGCAACTGATAAATTCTTTTAACTACGTTGAAACTATCACAACTCCATTTTTGTCGGCAACTATGGAGGTAGTTGATAGTGCTGGATTACTACAAGGATTACCTGTACAAGGTGGAGAAATAGTTGAAATTGAAGTATCTACTAATATAAACGAATCTCTTACTTATTCTTTAGCAATATGGAAAATAGGCAATAGATTTGCTCAAAATCAGAAACAAGCGTATACAATTGGACTTATATCACCAGAAGGTCTTAACAACGAAGTTATTAGAGTTACAAAACCTTTAGAGGGAAATCCTGAAAAAATTATCGCTAACCTGCTACAAGAAAGTTTAAATACACAAAAAGAATTTTTTAGCGAACCATCTTTATTTGATACAAAAATTTTACCAAATAGGAAAAGAGTTTTTGATTTAGCTAACGCGATGGCGGTAAAAAGTGTCTCCCCACAAGCAAAATTTGACCAAACAAAAGACACAACGACATCAGAAGCAAGTACATCTCAAAGCGTGAGAGGAAGTGCTGGGTTCTTTTTCTGGGAATCTAAACGAGGTTATAATTTTTTCTCAGTTGATTCTTTATGTGCTGATGATGATAGTAGTCTCAAATCAAAAAAATTGGAATCACCTTCATGGGGTCCTTACATTGAGAAAATTGCTAATCAAGGTGATGGAGCAGACGATAGGTTTGTGGTATATCAATCTACTTTTGGATCTGAACTTGATTTAATGTCGTCATTACGTAGAGGTAAATATTCTTCTATGGTAGTGTTCTTTAATCACTCTACTGGACAGTATGAAGAGTATGTTTACAAGATTAAAGACAGTTATGATAATATGGCACACTTAGGTGGACAAGAAGGAATTACTTTGATTCCCTCAAATCAGGTTGAATTATCTGATTATCCGAGTAGAATTATGTCTATCTACTTAGATCATGAATCATGGTATAACGAAAAAACTCCTGCTTCACCGGATCCAAAAGATGGTAGTACAGCTCCAACTAAGTTTGCTGATTGGCAGAAATTTTATGCCGCACAATCTCTTGCGAGATATCAGTTATTGAAGAACCAAGTATGTACTATAGTAATTCCTGGAAATCCTGATATTTGTGCGGGTGATAAAATTGATATTAGGTTATCAAGTAAACTCCCAAATGCTGAAGCAAAAAAAGATCAATATGACATAGAATCTAGTGGAACTTATTTAATTAACGAGGCAACCCACACATATGATACTACAGTCGGAACTAATGGTAGATTCACAACAACTCTCAGACTCATGAGAGATTCATACGGTCTCAAAGATAGACCATCAAACCACGGCACTAAATAAAAACGTAGAAAAAATTACTTATGGAAAACATCGAAGCACATATTGCTAAGGACAAAGAGATCCTTGACAATCCTATGACTTCTCCTAACCAACGTCGTCATATTGAAGGTGAACTTCATGAACTTGAAGTTTATGCAGAAAACCACAAAGAAGAAATTGAGGGAGGAGATCATCATGATCCCACCCCGTTAGAACTTTTTTGTGAAGTAGAACCAAGCGCACTAGAGTGTAAAGTCTTTGATGATTAATTAACATGGACCAACTATTATCACAGTTGATCCCAACTCAGCGCATCGGATCCGATGGGTTCAATTGGTGGGTGGGTCAAGTCGAACAAACTGCCGCAGAAGAAAAAAACAATAAAGGCGGTTATCGTTTTAAGGTTCGTATCGTAGGTGATCATCCTCAAAGTAAGGAGATCCTTGATACGAAAGACTTGCCATGGGCAAATGTGATGATGCCAGTCAATGTACCCTTCATGCCTGGTAATGTTGGTGGAGCACATCCACAACTTATTAAGGGATGTTGGGTTGTTGGTTTTTACTTAGACAACTTAAAGCAGAAACCCATTATTATGGGTTCTATTGGTCAAACTCCTGGTGCTACAACTATCACTAAGAGTGAGAGACCTAATTCTAGTACAGCTTTTGGAACAGTCA